GTGGGAAAAGGCATCTCGTGCGCACCTGATGCAAGGGTGCGGCGCATGACCGAATGGGGAACTGGCCACGAACCAGACCCCGACGAGCTGGTAGACTTCATGACGATGGAGAACTGCGGCCCGGTGCGATTGCCGGTGGTCGAGGTGCACCCGGTCCCGCTTCATGCGCCAGAGGAGGGGTTGTTGGATGAGGAGGTTTTGCCGTTGTGGGATGATTGGGTGCGTGGACCGAAATAGGCTGTACAGAGGTCGTTATTTGGCGTACAGTTCGGGTTCTGCGGTTGGTTGGGTTGAAAGCCGCTCAGTTGGCGCTGGGCGGCTTTCGTTTATCCGTGTGTACAACCCTGTGGATAGCGGGTACTGTCGCAAAATATCGACACGTAAAAACGCAGGGTTGCGCGCGTTTTCGCTGTACATTCGTGGGGTTTTGTGATTCTGTGGAGGGATGCAGGAAATATCCCAACATTGGCAAACATGGCTCGCGGCTTGGATGGTTTTGGGCAATGTGTGGCTGATATGTCAGGTTGCTACTTCGGCCAATCTTTCGCGGCATGAGCGGTGGTCAATCTCGGGCATATTGCTACTCGGTCCATTGGGGCCGCTCATCTATCTGGGCAGCTATATTTTCGTGATGGGGAAAAGGGCGATGCGCAAATGACCACCTCCCCCTTCAAGCCCACAAACTCCGAAATCTACGCACCACCCCGGAACTGGGATGTGGCGTGCGCGCTTTGTAACCTGCGGGCCGGGGTGCCGTTGACTGAGGCGCAGAAGGCTTTGGTGGGGAATATGGAAAAATGAACGGCTCTTTCCGCTGTGAGGGCAAGTTACGCTTTGCGGGCCGGAAGAAGGCCGGGCAGCGTGCGCGCCTGATGCGGAAAGCCCATGAGCGTTCTCTTGACGCCTATCCGTGCCGCGAGTGTGGTGGTTGGCATATCGGCGGGAATGAGTTCACTAAATACACACCAAGGCCTGAGCGGCGTTGTGTGCAGATAATGGCGGGGGGTTTGGAGTGATCTACTTACCTCTCGCGGTTTGCTTGCTTGGTGCCAGTTTTTTGCCCCGTCACAAGTGTGCGTCTTTTCGAGGCGCGGCGCAAAAAACTGGCACGTGATCTTGGGGCATTGCAGTGCGACTTGAGGGAATTTCTGAGTAAGAAAAATGGTTGCTGAGAACAAAACCGCTGAGCAAAAGAAAAAACCAAGAGGGAAGCCATTCCAAAAGGGCGTTTCTGGAAACCCCGGTGGCCGCCCGAAGTCTATCAAGGAAGTAAAAGAGGCAGCACGCGAACACACGATGCTGGCGATTGAGCGCTTGGCCCATTGGGCGCGATCAAACGAGCCAGCCGCAAGTGTTGCTGCATCCAATGCCCTGCTGGACCGCGCATGGGGCAAGGCCCCCACGAAATTCGAGGATGATGACGGCAATACGGGCCTGACGGTTATCATCAACAAGGGCGCTTGATTGCTGACCAAGCCGCTCCATCCGCTAACCCTTGCGTGGTGCCTGATGTGCGCCTTGGTTACGTGCTACGTGCCCGGATGGCATGATGTGGGCGGCGCGCTGCTTTGCGCTCTCAGTGCCAAAATACTCATTCCCAAATATGTGGCGGCATGGAGGAAATAGTTCTACCCGCTGGCGGATGGAAACCGCGGGATTATCAGCGCGATGCGTGGCGCTACCTATCGAATGGCGGGAAGCGGTTCTTTGGCGTTTGGCACCGTCGTGCTGGCAAGGACGATCTGTTGTTGCGGAGCACGGCTAATGCGGCCTTTGAGCGTGTTGGCTCGTACTGGCATTGCTTGCCAGAATACGCGCAGGCCAGAAAGGCGCTCTGGACTGCTGTAAACCCGCATACCGGAAAGCGGCGCGTTGATGAAGCCATTCCTCCAGAACTGCGCGCCACCACCAACGAGCAGGAAATGTTTATCCGCTTGGTGAACGGCAGCACATGGCAGCTTGTCGGATCTGATCGGTACAACAGCCTTGTGGGGGCTGGCATTGCTGGCGTGACGTTTTCCGAGTGGGCGCTGTGTAACCCGTCTGCATGGGGCTACATCCGGCCCATGTTGCAAGAAAACGATGGCTGGGCCGCGTTCATTACGACACCTCGCGGCAAGAACCACGCCTACACAATGTTCCAGCACGCAGAACAGTCTCCAGAGTGGTTCGCGCAAAGGCTCACAATTAACGACACCGGGGCATTGTCTCCAGAGCAGGCGGCGGAGGCTCTGGCTGAATATGTGTCTATCTACGGCGAAGATCTGGGTCAGGCGCAGTTTGACCAAGAATATATGTGCTCGTGGACTGCCGCGATACTTGGAGCGTTCTACACGCGGGAGCTGGCCGCCGTGCGCAACGAGGCGCGGCTGTGTAGAATTGAAGCAGTTCCAGGCTATCCCGTTCATACGTCGTGGGATTTGGGTATCAGCGATGATACGGCCCTTTGGCACTTCCAAGTTGTCGGGCCTCAGATACTCATACTCGGCTGCCACTCACAGTCTGGCGTGGGCCTCGATTACTACGAGAACTACATGCGGGAGACTTACGCTGCAAAGTGCTGGACAAAGGGAATAGATTACGTCCCGCATGATGCAAAGGCGCGGGAATGGACAGGCGGCCGCACCCGTATTGAAACTATGATGGCCATGGGCTTTAAGCCCCAGCTTGTGCATAGCGTGGGCCTAATGGATGGCATAAATGCGACCCGGCGCACGTTGCCATTATGTGTTTTTGATAGCGACACGGAAATGACGGGGTTTTCAGCCCTCGAAGGCTACAAGCGGAAATGGGACGATAACAAAAAAGCGTTCAGCATGGGGCCAGAGCACGATTGGGCGTCACATTATGCTGACAGTTTCCGCTATCTTGCGCTATCATGGCGCGAAGCGCGGACGGCTGCACCATCTCCCCCGCCACCTACCATGCAAAATGTGCTTGCGGTTGAGGGAATTTCCCCTCCCAAGTTGAAGCCAATTTCACGCCGGAGACGGTAAAAGTGGATGCACTGCCCCAGGCTGCCGATACGCTGGAAAACCCAGACAACAAGGTTTCATCTGATGTTCTACTGACTGCCATAGCGCAGGCCGCCAAAGAATTTCAGCCTTGGTATGATCAGTGTGAGCATATCGACAAGATATTCTCGCTGTCACGATCAATTGGCGGCGTCTCCGCTTATAAAGACCCGGATTTCGATCTGTTCTGGTCAAGCACGGAGATATTGAAGCCTGCAATTTATGCGCGGCCTCCTTCTCCAGTGGTCAGTACGCGGTTTTCCATCCGCGACCCGTTCCTTGACCAAGTTTCCGAGATGCTGGAGCGCGCGCTTACCACTGCGCTCGATAAGACCTGCGTGGACGCGGTTATGAAAGGCGTTCGTGATGATCTTATCCTTACCGGACGCGGCGTGTCGTGGATACGTTTCGAGGATGATGGCGTAAACCGCGTTGTGGTGGAGCACCTTGAGCCCCGCGACTTCCTGCATGAGCCAGCTCGCAAATGGGCAGAGGTTGGTTGGGTTGCTCGTTGCGCATGGATGACCAAGGCGGAGATGCGTGACAGGTTTGGGTCCGACAGCGGATATGCGAATGCAGCATTCACATCCTCCAATGACCAGCGCGGCATGACGGATGGAAGCGAAAAAGCTCCTGTATGGGAGGTTTGGAGCCGGGTTGACGACCGCGTTTATTGGGTGGCCGAGGGCGTTTCGACCATTCTGGATAGCCAAGAGCCATTCCTCGCGTTGGATAGCTTTTTCCCATGTCCGAAGCCCGCATATGCGACGCTCAAGCGCAAGACGCTCATCCCTGTTCCCGATTATAACCGGTACTCAAGCACGCTCGACCAGATCAACGACCTTACCGGGCGCATATATGGCCTGCTTGATCAGGTGCGGGTGCGTGGCCTGATTCCTGCCGGTGGGGACGTGGGCTCAGCCGTGCAAACCCTGCTGGACGAAGCTGACGATGATATGATGCTGATACCGGTTCCAGCATCTTCGCTTGTGGGTAGCGGCGATATGGTGAACTGGCTCCCGCTGGATATGTTCGCCAATACCGTAACAGGCCTCATACAGGCACGGCAGCAGCTTATCAGCGATTTTTACGAACTCTCAGGTATCAGCGATATTATGCGCGGGGCTTCCGATGCGCAGGAAACGCTCGGCGCGCAGCAGCTCAAAAGCCAGTACGGCAGCGTGCGCGTGCGCGAGAAGGTTGACGCGCTGGTTGACCACGCCCAGGCCATTTGCGCTATTGCGGGCGAAATTATCTGCGCCAATTTCAGCGGCGAGGAACTGCTGCAAATGAGCCTGACGAAGATGCCGACTGATGCCGACATAAAAAAGCAGGTTGCATCCATACAGGCCCAATCTAAGGCCGCACTTGTGCATATCGAGCAGCAGGCCCGCGAGGTTCAGGCGCAGATGCGGGTGCAGCGTGAGTTGCAGGCCGGGCGTCCGCCACAGATGCCCATGCAGCCGCAGAGTGGGCCTCCACCGCAGCAAATTACGCAGGGAGCGCCAGCGTAATGATGCCACCACAGAATGGTCAGCCACAAGGCCAGCCGCAACCGCAGCCTGACCCCATGCAGGTTCTTTTCCAGCAGGCACAACACATCCAGATGCAGGCGCAGCAGCAGGTGCAGCAGCTTGAGCAAACAACCACCATTGATCAGGTGGTAAAATTCTTGCGTGACGAACGGACCCGCTCATTTGCGATTGAAATCGAAACTGACAGCACGATCATGCCGGATGAGGCGGCGGAGAAGCAGTCTCGCAATGAGTTTCTTGGGGCGTTCTCGCAAGCGAGCGCTGGTGTGCAGCAGCTTTTACAACTTGGCCCATCTGGCGCGGAATTGGCGGGTGGCCTGCTCAAGTTTGCTCTGGCTCCGTATCGCGTGGGACGGCAGCTTGATGGCCTGATCGAGCAGTTTACCCAGCAGGCCCCCCAGATTGTGCAGCAGCAGATGCAGAGCCAGCAGCAAGGTCAAGATCCAGCACTTGCCCAGGCGCAACAGCAGTTGGCGCAGGCCGAGCAGCAGAAGGCTCAAGCGCAGATGCAAAAGGTCCAAGCCGATGCACAGCTTGCGGCAGCCAAGTTGCAGCTTGACCAGCAGAAGGCAAGCGCAGAAGCGCAACAGCGCCAGCAGTCCTTGCAGATGGAGGCTGCTCGTATGCAGACCGAATACCAGCAGGCGCAGGCCGATCTTGCTGAAACGCTGGCCCGAATTGAGCATGTCAGGGCTGAAACGCAGACGCTTATTGCGAATGCCCAGACCGCGCGCCAGACGGCAGATAACGACAGCGTTCGTGCCATTTCTGAGGTTGGGCAGGCCCAGTTTGAGCAGGATCAGGCCCTTATGCAGCCGGTGGTAATCAATGACCAAACAGCGTGAATTTAGCAGGCTCGATACCAAGGTTGCCTATCCGTGGCCGGTTGAGGCAGATATGCCGCCCGATGTGACCGATATGGACATGAGTGATGTAATTTACGGGCCATATGTGGTGCCGCAGAGTGAAAGTGACTCTACTCCACCCACCTAAAATATGTGTACATTCACGCAATACGGTACTATGTTACCGTGCATGCAAGATGCCGTTGAATACGCTTGGTTTGATGATGGTCGCGGGCGCGCGACATATCGGCGCGTCCCTTCTGAACGCGCTGCGCGGTCAGAACTTCCTTGCCCCATGCTTATTACTGACACGATAGACGAAACGCAGAGTATGGCGGACAGACAGTTTTACACGTCCAAGCGTGCTTTGCGGCGCACTTATCGTGCAGACGGCAACCCGCAGGGCAAAGAATACATCGAGGTTGGCAACGACCAGAAACCACGCGAGCAAAAGCGGGGAAATTATGTGCGCGATAAGAACAAGGCGCGCGATTCCGTGGACAGAGCAATAGCCGCCGTTGACCGGGGCGAGGGAATGCAGGCATGAGCGAAACACTCACTGATACCACCCAAGACACTCCTTCGACGCAGCTTGCGCCCGATACGGAAAGCGTGGCTGTTGGTGGTGGTGCTCCCCAGCAGGACGCGCCAGAGCCAGAAAAGCCCGCAGAGCCGGAAGCTCCCAAATCCCGCCGTGCAGCAATTGAGGCTGCGGCGAACAAGCTGGAAAAAGAGGACGGGGTAGAGAGCGGGAAGCCTGCTGATAAGCCGCATGAGACCGTCAAGCCGAAGCCTGACACTCAAGCGGATAAGGTCGAAGAAACCGCAGGCGGGCAGGATGGCGAAAAGCCCGAAGGTGAGCCGAAGCCAGACGGCAAGCCAGAGGCCGATGACAGAAAGCAGCCGCAGGCCCCCAAGCGGTTCTTGCCAAAAGCCAAGGAAACATGGGCCAACACTCCGAATTCCGTCAAGGCTGAGGTGGCGCGGCTTGAGCGCGATTATGAAGCCGCTGTTCAGCGCAGTTCCGAAAACCAGCAGTTCAGGGAATCCCTCAAGCCATTTGAGGATTTTGCCGAGCGCAATGGCATAAAGCTCTCGCAGGCCCTTGAGGTCTATACTGACCTTGACCGGCTGCTAAAGCAGAACCCTGTGCAGGCGGTCGGGGATATTCTCCAGCGCATCGGTATGCGGCCCGATCAGTACGCTCAGATGGTTCTGCAAAACAGCCCTGAATATCAGGCGCACATGATGATGCCGCGCATTCAGGCGCAGCCGCAGCAGGCGCAGGTTTCACCTCGCGAACAGCAGTTGCAGCAGCAGTTGGCGCAAGAGCAGGCTGCGCGTGTTAGCGCGGAGGTTATCGCGCCTTTTGCCGCATCTAAGCCGCGTTTTGCTGAATTGCAGGAAACTGTTGTACGGTGCCTCAATTCTGGTATGATACCGAATGATCTAGCGCCCTCAGATCGGCTTGAGGCTGCATATGACATGGCTGAGCGGTTAAGCCCGCGCTCTGTGTCCGCCAGCAGCCCCGCCGATCAGGCGCAGACAACAGCCCAGACTGCCAACCCAGCGCGTGCGGGCAAATCTCCACAAGTTTCAGGCGCTCCTTCTTCGGGTCAATCAGCAAACCCGGTGCGTAGGGGTAAGGTTTCACGTAGGGCCTCCATTGAAGCGGCATTGGACCGCGCAGGGGCTTAATTCGTAAGGGTTGGCCGCATGGCAATCACAAGCAATGTGCGGCTTCGGCAGGTGCTTACGGCATCTCTCGAAGACCGCTCCAAGGATATTCAGGATCTTGTTTTCAACAGCAACCCGGTTCTGGCGGTGCTGCGCAAAAACAACCTGTTCAAGCCCTATGACGGGCCGGATATTCGTATCACGCTCGTCATCGACAAGCTGGATGCGCAGTGGTTCACGGGTTATGACAAGCTGGGCAACGCGCCCAAGGAAATCATTAACAGTGCCGTGTTCACGCCCAAGAACGTGGCCGTTGGTTTCTCGCTGACCGGCACTGAAATTCTCGCCAACGAAGGGCGCGCCAAGATCATTGATCTGGTGGATACCTACATGGAGAACGCTGAGGAATCCATGAAGAATGCCATGGAAGAGGCCATTCATGGTGACGGCACTGGCGCTGGTGGCCGCGAAATGATCGGCTTCGGTGGTGCCGTGCCGATTGTCCCGAACGTGGGCGTGTACGGCAGCATTGACCGCGCGCAGGTTCCGATGTGGCGCACCAGCTACTTCAAGGCGACCAAAGATTTTCCTGATATTGGGGCAACGTGGGACGTAACGACAGCCCCCCGTATCCTGCGCCGCATCATTGCCAATCGCTCCAAGGGTACGCGCAAGGCTGACCTGATCATCGCGGATGTGGTGTCTTATGACACTGTGCAGACCAGCATGACGGCCATCCAGCGCATTACCAGCAGCGATATGGAAAAGTTGGGCTTCGATGCGCTGGAACTGGCAACGCCTGCTGGCCCGGTTGCGCTGCTGTGCGCCAACGGCGTTGGCACGGTGATGCCTGCTAACACGATCTACGGCATCGACAGCAAGGCGCTGGAAATCCGCTACCACCCCAATCGCAACATGGTTCCGCTGTTCGAGGGGGACGGCGCGCGCCCGATCAACCAGGACGCCATTGTTCAGTATCTCGTTTGGAATGGCGAGATGATCAACAAAAACCCCCGCTATACGTGGCGGCTCGATACCACCCCGGCAGCGGCGTAAGGGAGAACGGATATGACGATTCGCACCAACCCCTCCCTTGGCCCGTCTCTTGACGATGTGATGCCCGCAGACGGTTCGTGGTTTGACGTCAATGGCACCGTATCCCCCGAGTATGGGGACGTGTCGTTTGACGAGCACGGTTACAAGCGCGTCTGGGCAACCAGCGCGGCGGCTCTGGCGGCAGGCGCGGCCATTGCTATTGACGATAGCGGGAACGCTACAGCTTCGGCTGGTGGGGCTTACACGGCTCCTGTGGCCGTCCCTGCTGGTGGCTCCTTCTGGGCCAAAGCAGCAGCCATCTGACGCTTAGGGGGAGCTTTACCGCTCCCCCATTTTTCTTTCAGGGGATACCATGGAACCATCATTCAGCCGCGTTGATAAGCCGTTCACTGATTATGAGGTGACACCGTTCTTCAAATACGAAACGGTGGAGGATGTTGAGGCTTCCCGGCGCGAGAAGCGCCCCGTGATGAAAACCATCGAGCTTTGCGAACTCCGCATTGCCGGTGAAAAGAATTACCGGCCTATCGTTCCGGCTGACAGCATCTGGCAGGTGCAGGCTGGGCAGCCAATCACCTATGCAGAGCGGTTTGGCGCAGAATACCGGCAGTTCAAGACGGGGGCCGCGCAGTCCGGTAGTGGCACGCCTTTGCAGGAACTGACGCCGTACGGCATTTCGCAATCGCAGATCAGCCTGTGCCGGGCTTTGCGGGTGTATTCCATTGAGGCGGTTCATTCGCTCGAAGGAGCCAGCCTGAAAGCTCTTGGCGTTGTAGGGAATGAACTCAAGCGCATGGCTGCTCTCTGGATGGCTGATCAGGCGCGCGGCGGCGAAGCGGCAGACCAGATGGCGGCTATGAAGCGCCAGATTGAAGAACTGAAAGCCAAGCTCGAAGCACAGGCCGTGGTGGAGGCTGCCGTTGTTGAGGCCGCATCTGTGGCCTCAAATGCAGCAGAGAATGCGTTTGCCCATATGAGTGACGACAAACTCCGGGCCTTTGTAAAAGAGCGTTCGGGCGGTGTCCTGCGCGGCAACCATTCCCGCGAAACGCTGCTGCGTATGGCAGAGGAAGTCTGACCATGACTGTTCTGGACTGTTTCAAGCAGGCATCCCGGCGCTTGCTGGCGCAGGACCAGAATAGCCTTTTCACTGGAACAGAGGCCTTCCAGATCAAGATGCAGGCCATTATCTCGGAGGCCATCCTTGATATTGCCCAGCAGCATGACTGGCTGGCCCTGACCAAGCAATGCACACTCACCACGGACGGCCAAACAGCAGATTTTGACCTACCTGCCGATTATGGCCGGATGCTGGTCAAATCTGATGTGCATTCGTCAATCTGGTCAGTGAATTATCAGGCCGCAAAAGACCTTGATGAGTGGACGCAGTTGCAGCGGTTCATGCCATCCACCATTCCGGGATACTGGATCATCTACAGCGGTCAGATGCACCTTATGCCCGCGCCGCGCATCAATGAAAATCCGTGCTTTTGGTACATTGCATCCAATCTGGTGCGTGGCGATGATGGCACCCTAAAGCCGCAGTTCACGGCGGATAGCGATACATTCCTGCTGGATCAGCAGTTGCTTGTGCTGGCGATGGTATGGCGCTGGAAGCAGGCCGAAGGTCTGGATTATGCAGAGGATATGCAGAATTACGAGGTGCGGTTGTCCCAGATTGCCTCCAAGGACCACGGTAGCAAGCCTATTCGCAGCAGTAGGAACGGTCTGAACCGCCTTGGCATATGGGCTCTGGCGCGATGAGGACGCCAGTTCAGTCTGGCGCGCGCGGTCGCAAGGCGCAGGTTGTCAGTTTCCCACCGCCAACGGCTGGTTGGATAAGCAACCAGAACCTCATTGCCAATACCAGCGATACCCCCGGGGCAGTTGCGCTGGATAACTGGTGGCCCACGCCTCAGACTGTGCGCATTCGGCGCGGGTGCGCGCTTTATGCCCAGCCAGACCCGAGTGCAGACTGCTCATCGCTTATGTCGTATAACGATGGCGGCATTGAAAAGCTGTTTGCAGCCATAGGCGGAACCATCTGGGACATTACCAGCGCATCCGCCCCCGCGGCCGCCGTGACTGGATTGACGGGCGGAGAGTGGGTCTCCACCCAATTTGCAACAGACGGCGGCGTGTTCCTTATTGCCGTCAATGGCGTTGACCCGGTTCAGCTCTACGATGGTACGCACTGGTGGCCGCTAACCGGTAGCGACATTCTTCTGCTCCAGCTAGGCACCATCACCAAAGACTTTGCAGATGGTGAGGTGGTAACGGGGGCGACTTCGGGTGCAAAGGGCCGCGTTATCTTCCAGCAGGGGTCACAACTGTATGTGACCAGCACGAACGCAACTGCGTTCCAGTCTGGGGAATCTGTATCTGGCTCGTCTGGCGGGTCTGCTGTCCTGTCTGGGGCTAGCTCCACATATTGGCCCGGCATAACGGTGGCGTCTGGCTCATCCATATCTACCGTTGACCCGTCAAAGTTCTCATTCGTCTGGTCCTATATGGCGCGGCTCTATTTCATCGAGAGCGGCACCATGAACGTCTGGTATATGGCTGCGGGAGCCGTCGCAGGGCCCGTTACGCCGCTGCCGTTGGGCGGCGTATTTCCTGCGGGCGGCTCGCTCCTGTTCGGCTCATCGTGGTCTCTGGATAATTCCAGCAGCAACGGCCTGTCAGAGCAGTGCGTTTTTGTGACAGATGCCGGAGAGGTAGCGGTTTATCAGGGGTACGACCCTAATCTTTCATCCACATGGGGAAAGGTTGGCCTCTATAGGGTGGACAAGCCGCGTGGAAAGAGAGCCTTCATCCGCAATGGTGGGGACCTGCTTATTGCAACGGACGCGGGTCTTATTCCGCTCACACAGGCCGTCAACCGCAACCCATCTAACCTTGCGCCCGGTGCGGTTTCCTACCCCATTCAGGACGCTTGGATGCAGGCTGTTGCAGAGCGCCCAACGCGCAACTGGCAGGTAACGGTTTGGCCTGAAATGCAGATGGTGGCCGTATCCATTCCAGCTTCCGATAATTACCAACCATATATACTGGTGGTAAACATGAATACCAGCGCATGGGCGCGGTTTACAAACTGGAATCCCCTTTGCTTTGCGGATATGGGCGGGCAGCTTTACTTCGGCACAACTGAGGGGCGGATTGCTGGCGCGTGGCAGACCGGCATGGATATGGGCGTGCCATTCACGGCAATATACGCACCGCTGTTCCATGATCTTGGTGGTACTTTTGGGGCGAAAATGCCGCGAGATGCCAATGTCATGATGCGCGGGACAAGTCAGATCAGTTGGTCAATCGGTATGATGTATGACTACGTTCTGACTATCCCGGCAGCCCCCCAGTCAGCGGCAGTCTCTGATTCTGGAATATGGGATCAGGCAATCTGGGATCAATCACTCTGGAACGACAGCAGCACATTGACGCCCCAGAAGAAGTGGGCACCCGTTTCAGGCATGGGGTATGCCATTTCCCCATGCCTGCAAGTCACCAGCGGGAACCTTGCCCCATTTGATAACGAAATTGTGCGGGTGGATGTGACCTATCTTACAGGTGGATTGCTGAGTTGATACCGGAAATCCGGTATCGTCCCCGCAGTGTGTTCCAGATCAGTTTGAGCATAGAGCCCTCTCCTCCTGTTCCAGATCGTGCCAAAGCTGCATGATGGCTCGAGCAGCCGTTCTCAGCCTCGCCCTACCCTTTTCAATCGTCGTTCCGTATCTCGCGCGATGCTCAGGAAAAGCCTGTGCGATGAAAAGAACAGCATCAGATATTTCCGCCTCGCTCATCCTCCCACCAGCGTTGCCACCCCCGAAGGTATGGCTGGCCGTTACGGCGCTTACGCTGGCGTTTGGGAGAAAGGGCGCAGGAACTCCGCAACAGACGGCTTCCATTTGAGCTGCTGCTGAGAACCCTTTCCGCCACGCCGGGACGTATCGAACATCTTCCCGTAAGCAAGCCCCTTGTCGGTCATGCTCCAATCGCTGCCCGTGGATGAACCGGGGGTATGGACCTGCAAGCCCGCATCCACGAGGATCTGATTAACACGCCGGGGTGGCAGGCCGAACGGCTTACCAAGCTGCGTTGGCGTCTGGTAGTTATCCTCCGTGGCAGCCGGGAGTGCAGAATACCCCATAGCCTCAAGCGGGTTGATGCCCGTGAGCGTGTGCGTACCGCGCGCGGCCATAAGAACCTTCTGGTTTTCGTCCACGTTGGGTAGAAGCGCCACCACGTTCATGCAGCGGGTGAAGGCTGTATCAAACGCGGGCTTGCGGATGCGTTTGGGTTTGGGAGAAGAATTGGGAATCTGCCCCGTTACTAGCGCATCAAAGGCCCGGATAACCTGAAGGTTAAATGACGGGCTGATCCACATGGCGTAGGCGTAGACCAGTTCTTTGCAGGCGTAAGTGCCTTGGTTTGCGCCGCCTTTTTTTGTTGAAACAGGCGATGTGGAAATTTGCACATCGCTCAATTCCTCTATCAATGCCTTAGTCTGGTCATTCCGCAGCCATTGCGCTGGTGCCTTGGGGGCATCTCCACCCGAAGCCTTATGGCAATCGTTCAGGCAATACCGCCCTTCTGCGTCCCGGCGGATAGTGGTGGAAAGAATGGTCAGTTCTGTGTTATTTGTACGCACGGCCATTATTCCTTTGTGGTTGTTTCACGAGAGGCGTCAGGTTTGCTTTCCACGGCTGGGCCTGACGCCTTTTTTGTTGCTTCGATGCTGTTGAGATACTGCTCCAGCCCGAAAACGATCTCCGAAGTCAAAGACCGCCGGTTAATGAAGCGGCTTGTTTCAAGTGCCTGTAATATTTCCGGGGGAAATCTTACCCGGACCAAGGGGTGCTCTCGGCTCATTTGCTCTCCTTTTCTGCACCGCATCACACGGTGTGACTTTATTAAGCACACTGTGTGCTCTTGTAGCAAGAGAAAAAACCTCACAGGGTGCGGCCTATGGCACGCGATGATCCAATGATGCGATTCAGGGCATCAGAGAAGCTTAAGAGAGAGATAGAGGAAGCGGCGGCGCGTAATGGCCGCAGCATAAACTCGGAGATCGTCCATCGTCTCGGGATGACTAATCCCAACGAAGCTCCACTAGCAGTTTTTCTTAGCGAAGAAGCGGAGGAATTGCGCCATCTTCTATCTGGGGCGCAGGCTGAGTGCGATCGCCTTAGTGAAGAGATGGAGAGGCAGAAAGCCGCCGCCATAGATAATGGGCCTGTTGACGGCATGATACTTGGTCAGCTTATCGTGGAACACCGATGGGCGCGTGAGCGCGTTGCTGATTATGAGCGCCGGTTGCGGCGTATTAAGAGGGTGTTGGGGGAATGAAGGAATATGAGCCGGGACAAGCATCAAGGCTGAGGCGCATTGATGGACAAAGTATTATTGATTTCAATAAGTCATTATCAAACCAAATAACAAATGATACTCTTTTTAATAGAGGCCAAATAATAGATGAAAAGCTATCAAGAGAGCAATTGCTTACTTTAATATCTCACACCAGAGAGGATGCGGCAAATGCAACCTTCAATACTATTACAATATATTGTGAGATAAAATCCCTTTATAAAAATATAGTAGCTCTTTTTATCATTGTTATTTTTCTTCTAGCCTATATAGCGTTCCGCGTTTCATAGACCCACTTTTTTCAAACCCCTGTACTCACACGCGTTGACGGGACTCGTTTGCTACTGCTGTGCTGCTGTTTTTAATGGGGGACAGGCATGGCCTTATATAAAGACGGCGGCTTTTTAAGCCAAGATTTTGGGAGCGCTTTTGACGCGAACAATGCGTCCCATCCCGGAACGCTGGCACCCTATGCGGGCATTTACCGCTGCACAGGGTGCGGCCATGAAATTGCCATAGCATGCGGCCATGTCATGCCGCCGCAAAACCACCACTCACACGGACTGCTGTCTGGGCCTATTTTATGGCAGCTTATTGTTGCCGCCCATCACTGACGGGGCAAGAGATCGGCCTATAGTAATGGGCGCTCCAGCATAGAGGCTTTCCTTCGGATGGTGCGCCCATAAAATCGGCCCCAGCGCCCCAATGGCCTCTGCTACAGCCACCAGCCTGCTGCAAGCAATCCCGCCGCCATTTTGGCCGGGGTCGCCGTACTGCATAAAATCAATAACCCTGAGAACATCAGGGTCAATTTTTGCGATGATGCTGTGATTTTCCATGCTGGAATAGTCGCACGTAATACGATGCAAGTACAGAAAAATATGTACTCACACGCGGGCCTGTACTAACCTCCCCACATGCTCCGTACTATATCCACTGGCGAAAACGACCCACGCATACCGGCCTTTATGGAGCGGGTGCTTGGAGTGCAGTTTTTCCCACCCTTCACCTGCATGGGTCTGGAAAAAGACGGGCAAATAATCGCGGGCATGTTGTTTAACGTGTACACAGGCCCAGACATTCATGTTACAATCGCAGGCAGCGGGTGGACTAGACGCCTCCTGCGCGAAATGGGCCAGTATCTTTTCGATATTCTTCAGGTCGAACGGTTTACGGCAGTCACAGAAAAACAGAACGTGATTGATATCGTAGAGCGTGTCGGCGGCAAGCGTGAGGGAATCCTCCGCAATCATTTTGGCCCAAACCGCAATGGTATTGTTATCGGCGTTCTGAAAGACGAATACCGGTACCGACATGGTTTCAAGCCCAAAAGCCCCTGATCCGTACAAAACGGCTGACGCTCAGAGCCAGTACAATACCATGACTGCTGAAACCCAGCAGCTTATGAACATGACTGACCAGTACACACCGTACGGGAATGTGATATATAATCAGACGGGAACGACCCAGATCACCGGCCCGGATGGCAAGACATATAACGTGCCCCGGTTCAGCCAGACCACCACACTGAACAATCAGCAGCAGCAAACGCTTGACCAGCAGCAGCAGTCTGCCACCAATATCGCGTCAACGGCCAATAACCTGTCAAACACGGGTCTGTCCAACCTGTCGCAAGCTGTCGATACGTCTGGTGCCCCAGCCCTGCAAACTAGCCTCGGAAGCGACTACAGCAGCAGCCCCGGGAGCAATTACAGCACATCCGTGGGCAATGGTTACGCAACCGGGCTTGGCAGCGGCTACCAGACCAGTTTTGGCGGGGATGTGTCGCAGGCATACAATGCCGCGAAAAACGCCGTTATGGACCAATACACTCCGACACTTGGCCGCAATGCAGAAGCAACGCGGGCACAGGAGCTGGCATCGGGCGTTCGGGCTGGGAGCGCGGCCTATAGCGCCAATGAACAGACAATTGGCGACAATTACACCCGCGCGGCAGATCAGGCCACACAAACCGCACAATCTGTCCAGAACCAGCTATTCAACCAGCAGCAGAGCCAAGCCCAATTCGGCAACTCCGCCATGCTTAATCAGGCACAATTCGGCAATGAAGCTGCGCTTAACCAGTTCAATGCCCAGAATAACGCGGCCCTTACGGGGCAGCAGTTCACCAACAGCGCACTTCTCAGCGGTGGACAGTTCAATAATGACGCGCGCAACCAGTATCTGAGCCAGTATTACCAGCAGCGCGACCAGCCACTTAATGAGCTGTCAGCATTGCTGTCTCAGTCGCAGGTCAACAATGCCAATACGGCGACGAGTGCAACGCCGCAAACGCAGGTGGCCGGGGTGGATTACAGCGGCATGGTGCAGAGCAATTACGCGCAGAAAATGGCGCAATCCAACCAACTCACCAGCGGCCTGTTTCAGCTTGGCTCAAGCGCGATGGGCATGGGCGGCATGGCAATGGGGGGCAAGTAATGGCCAGTTTCATTTGGGGCGCAAACGGCGAAGAAGTCACGCCGGAAGAAATTGAACAGCGCAAGCAAATAGCACAAAGCCTGCTTGGCCAGTCGCAGCAGACCCCGGCCACCAATTGGGCACAGGGTGCTGCCAACATGCTGGACAGCTTTATGGGTGGCTTTATGCAGGGCCGCGCCATGAAGGCCGAGCGCGCGAACGATGATTATAACAAGGCGATGGTCGCGGCCCTGAGTGGAGACGGCGCTTTTGGGGGATCCGGGACCGACGCGCGAGACCCACAGGTAAATCCTTATCTGGGGTCTGATGAGGCTATGAAGTTGGCAGGCCCGCAGGCTCAGAGCGACCCCTTTTCCGGGGCTGGTACGGACGTAAGCAATCCTGTTACGCGCGACACAGAAGCTCCTCCCGGCATAAGTCCAGTTGCACATGCTCTCCTATCCCCCGCACAACCCACGGTCGGGCAGGCGGCACAGGCCGGCGCCACGGACCTGATAACGCAGCACTTTCTTGACCATATGCGCCAAGCTGAAAGCGGAGGGAATGCCAATGCGACCAACCCCAACAGCAGTGCAACAGGGGCGTATCAGTTTACCAACCCAACGTGGACGGAGCTCATGCGTCAACACCCAGACCTTGGGCTGACGGCAGACGGGCGCACAGACCCGGCGCAATCTCAGGTGGCAGCCAAGCAGCTTGCAACCGATAATCTGGCCTACATGCTCGCCCATGGCGTGCAGAGCCCCACGGAGGGGCAGGCATATCTGGCGCATTTTGCTGGCGCGCCAACGGCCACCAATCTTGTACAGGCAGACCCGAACACACCCATATCCCAGATCATGAGTCCGCAGCAGGTCGCGGCCAATCCATTCCTGCGCAACATGACAGCTGGGCAGGTTCAGGACTGGGCGGCGCAGAAAATGGGTGGTTCGGGCACGCCCCCCGCGCAAGCCCAGCAGACTCAGTTTCCCGCCAATAACTACACCCAAGCGCCCGATATGGCACCCCCTCAGGCGCAGGCAGGCCCCTCCATGTCGGCGCTCATGGGCGTTCTGGCAGACCCGCGCGCAAACCAGCAGACACGAGGCGTGGCTTCGGCCCTGTTGCAGAACCAGTTGCAGTTGCAGCAGGTGCAGCAGCGCTACCAGATGGAACAGGCCGACCCCGAAAACGTGGCGCGGCGCAGGTATTATGACATGGAAACCGCCCGCATGGCGCAGCAGATGAACGCGCCCCAAAAACAGGGGCCAGCGTATTCTGTTCTTTCTCCGCAGCAAGCGCAGCAGATGGGGCTCGACCCATCAAAGTCCTACCAGCAGGATGCGACCGGCAAGGTCATGCAGATTGGTAACAGCGGCGTAAACGTCACGCTGAACAACGGGCCGACAACGAGCGAGTTTCAAAAGAAGTCGGACGATGAGGCCGCAACCCGGATCGGCGGCTACATCACGGAAGGCGCGCAGGCTCCTGCGTTGATTGGTCAGTTGCAGCAGCTTTCAGATCTTTCACGCAATATCGGGACCGGGAAGGGTGCTCAGTTTATGGCCGCCGTTGGCCCATACGCGCAGGCGCTTGGCGTGAATGTAAAAGGTCTTGATCAGCAGCAGGCGTTTACGGCTCTTGTTAATCGCATGGCCCCACAAATGCGCCCTGTTGGTTCTGGTTCATCTTCTGACACGGACGTTCGCATGTTCATGAACAGTCTGCCGCAGTTGGGGAATACAGATCGTGGTAACCAGATCATCGCGGGAACTATGCAGGCGCTTCAGCAGAACAAGCTACAGGCTGCTGAGATCGCTGCGCAGGCCCAGCGCGGCCAGATCAGTTGGCAGGACGCAGAGAGCCAAATCCGCAAACTTCCGAACCCTTATGAGCAGTTCAAAAAGGCTCATGCTGATCTTGTTAGTGTGTCTCAGCCCAACCAAGCTGCCCCGCAGTCTGGAACGCGCACAACGTCCAGCGGCGTGACGTGGAGTGTCCGCTAATGCCTACGCTCACGATCAATGGCCGGGATGTGGATGTTGGTGATGAGTTTCTTAATCTCTCGCCGGAACAGCAGAACGCGACTGTGGATGAAATCGCGCACAGTATGGGGGTTGGGAAGAGCACGCAATCCGATGCCCCGCAGCATCCAGTATTCGATGCGGCGCGTTCCTTTGTGCAGGGATTCCCGCTGGTTGGAGGGTTTCAGCCAAAAATAGAGGCAGCGGCGGATACGGGCCTCTCCTATCTCACCGGGGGCGCAACGCCAGAAGCCGGGACTTTATCGGGTGGCATTGGTGAACGTTACCACCAAGCACTTGCAAACATATCGTCAGACCAGCAACAGTTCGCACAGCAGCATCCGGCCCTGAACACGGGTGCGCAGGTTGCGGGGGGTATTGCGTCCACCGCCCCACTGGCCTCCATCGCCATCCCCTCGCGTCTCGCGCAGGCATCGGGCGCGTTGGCTGCCGGTGGTCGCATTGGCCTGACAGGACTTGAGGGAGCGGCCCTAGGAGGAACTGACGCCTACGCACGCGGTGATAATGTTACTCAGGGCGCTGTCATGGGCGCGGTCGGCGGGGCAGGCGGTCAGGCGTTAGGTGAGGCCATAAGCGGAGGCTCATCTCTGGTGCGCGCGCTTATGCGGGGTTCGGAAGGTAGGGCAGCGGACCGGGCGGCATCTATTGTACGCCAACTTGGACAGAGCGACGCGCTCTCGCCGGATTCGGCAGAGGCTGAGCTTGCGCGGCTTGGTCCAGCCGCCACGCTGGCAGACCTTGGTCCCAATATGCAGCAAGCCGCGCGCGCAGTAGCATCGGCACCCGGTTCAGCTCAGAAGCAGCTTGTTGAGGCGCTCATGAACAGGCAGGCTCAAGCCGGGCAGCGCATAGAGGGCGCAATGGATGCCGCCATGGGGCCGCGCACGAATATTCTTGATAGTGCGGACAGAATATCCTCGTCTCGCTCAGCGCTTGCGTCCCCGTGGTATGACAAGGCGATGCCCGTTCCTGTTGCCGATAGTCCGGAACTGCAAGAAATCATCAAAACGCCCGCGTTTATGTCGGCACTTGCAAAGGCGAATACTCTCGCTGGCAATGAAGGCCGGTCTTTGTATTCCCCAACCGGTAATATGGGTATGCACGGGCCTGAAATAGCACCTGACGTCAGCAAAATGACGCTACAGGACCTGCATTATATCCAGCGCGCCATGCAGGATAATATTGGGGAGATTAAAACGGGAGCCGGGTTTAAAGACAACGAGGCTTCCCGAAGTGTTGCGGATGTGCGCAGGAAGCTTCTTGGCGTAATGGATGACCTTTCTCCTGAATACGCCACAGCGCGCGGTATTTACTCAGATTATTCCAAGGTCGCACAGGCCCTTGCGGATGGGCAGAAGGTGTTCAGCAACGCGACAACGCCGGATATGCTCCAGCGTACTCTTGCGGGCCTGGGCGAGTCTGAAAAAGCCGCCTTTACTGAGGGGGCGCGCCAGCAGGTTGCCCAGATGATGGGGACGGCGCGGAATGATGCAAATGCAGCAAAGGCCCTGCTGGACAAGGGATATAACCGGGAGAAAATGGCGCTCATTCTTGGCGATGATGCAGCAGGCGGCCTGAATAATGCGGTTGATGCAGAGCGGGCCTTTGCGGCCACTACGCAAGCCGCGCGCGGCGGGTCCATGACTGACCGCAACATGCTCGCTCAGCAGATCATCCCCGGCGACCAGAAAACACCTGTCCTGCGCTCACTTCTCAACCTTCGCTTTGGTGACGCGGCGCTTGGCGCTGGCGAGCGCTTGGCAAGCGGCGCAATTAACGCCCGCAACGAACGAACGCGGGACGCTATAGCCCGCGCCCTCCTATCCCGTGATGCCACCGCCTTCGCGCCCGTTGCGCCGACACAGAACCAGATAGCCCCCAACATTGCCGCAGCCCTAATCGGCGCAACTCTGCCGGCAGAGAGAAACTGATATGCCATACGATGGTAACGGGAATTACACCCTCCCCTCCGTGTACAAGGCCACGCCCGGCACGGAAATCATGACAACGCAGCACAATACGCCACTTGAGGACGTTCAAGCTGCGCTCAATGCAGTTCTTTTGAGGAATGGTTCGGCCCCCATAACAGGTAACTGGAATATGGGTACGAACCGCATAACCTTTCTGGCTGATGGCGTTGCAAATGCCGATGCCGCGAATGTGGGGCAGCTAAAGGCGCTATTGAATAATACAGCCCTAACCGGGGTTACGACCGTTCCGGCCGTGACTGACTGGACGGCATATCAGCCCGTGGGGGCTAAAGATGCAGACGCCCGGTATGCTATCCTCAACGGTAGCAACGTGTTTATGGGCGCGCAGAAAGTTTCTGGCCCAGTTCAATTCGCCGAGACGGTCACGATTACCGGCGATCAACCAGCCATACACTTCACGCGTCCTGGCGTGCCGCAGTGGGATATTTGGGTGGGCGATGATGGAATATTATACATCCGATCGTTTGATGCATCGGGAAAATGGTTAACGGATTATGTCAGGTTTAAACCGGGTGCCGGTATTGAGTTTGTTAAGGAAGTTACTTTATCAGGTGGGGCAACAGTTACAGACATAACTGACTTCGTCAGCAAAGGCGTACTGAACGCGGTTACAGCAGAAGGCCGGTATATCAAATCCATTCCGGTTAGCCCGAACAAGCGCGTCACCGACATATGGGAGAATGCGGACGGTAGAACGGTCACGGGGGATGGAACCGGAAGCAATGTGCTGGCCAGCCTTACCGATCTTCCCTTGGATGACCCTGAGCTGAAGCTACAGATTTTCCGTGTGCAGATTACGTTCCAGAACAACGCTATCGTCACGATACCCTTCCCTAAAGCCTTCAAGCCGGGCACGACGCCGAAAGTAGTTATACCTTCTACTCAGGAAATCGGCGGAGGATCGTGGTACTCCACAGTCGGGATATGTGAAGGGAACGGAAATCAGGGTCTGTCCATTACGAATACACAGTTTCAGGTGTTCAAGATTGGTTGGGGGGGTGGTGTGCAGTTTGCCGGTAATACTGGTACCGTCGTGCTTGATGTGTTTGCGGCAGGATATTACTCATGAGCGTCAAAGATGTACTAGAACTATACCCAGCTCGTTTTTATGCGGACATGAACAAGCCATGTGGCTGGTATGACATGGCAATGTTCAGTTCTGCTGAGGGTCTTCCTTCGCTACAGGAATTGTTCGCATTGACGGCTGACCAGTGGACCGCAAAGGGTGGCAATACAGGCACTCGTTCAATGGCTGTCATTGACGGTGCGCTGGTTGACTATGTTCCACCAGTTGTGCCCATTCCCTTGAAAACGCAAGCGACCTCCGCGCAGACATGGATACAGCAACAGGCTAATCTTGCTGCTGCTATGGGTGAAGTCTTTACTGCGGATATGAAGGCGTATGTGAAAGCCATCGCTGCCATCGCTGGCGGCACGGATACCGCCAGCACGGCGCTCCCCGCCCGGCCGACAGATATACTCACGGCATAATCCTTGTACACGCTGCATATTTACGGTAACATGATACCGTAATTCGCCCTCTCGCGCTTCGGCAGCTAGGGCGGCTCTCTTCCCAAATTTGCAGGTATAGCATGGGTGAAGCCGCCGCTCTTAGTAGCGTAGACCCGGTTGGTGTTTACATCACTCGTCCAGAGTTCTCCGAGCGCATGAGCGCCCTCACCAGCAATGTGAGGCAGGTGGAGGCTGACGTGGTAAAGATCAAATCCAAGCAGGATACGCAGCAGGCCACTCTAAATGAAATTCTGACCGCCGTTCAGAAGCAGGGCAGTTTCAAGAACTCGCTCATTGCTGGATTTTCTGGGCTTGGAGGCGGAATAGCTGCCGGAACCGTTTACCTGCTGCACTGGCTGACGCAATGAGCGGCCTGTACCTTCCTCATGTGCGTGATCTGCTGGTTAAGCCTGCGTTTGCTGCTCTGCCCGCTGCCCTCAATACGCTATCCGCCCAGCAAGGAGTTCTCGGCATTGGCTTAAAGGAAAGTGGATACACTTACCTCAAGCAGCTTGGCTCTGGCCCAGCCCTCGGCTTCTGGCAGATGGAACCGGCCACCCATGACGATATGTGGACGAATTTCATTCGGTATCGCTCCGATCTGCGAAAGCCTTTGTCCGCGCTCGCTGGTGGACAGCCCAGCGCACAGGCTCTTGTAACAAGCCCCGTTTATGCTGCCGCCATGTGCCGGGTTCATCTGTTCCGCCAACCGGATGCGTTGCCTTCCGCTGGCGATGCCGCAGCATGGGCGGCCTACTGGAAGCAGCATTACAACACGCTGGGAGGCGCAGGCGTGACGGAGCAGGCCATCCCGCTTTTCCGCGCCGCGATGGACGCCTGATATGGACCCCACCACGCTCCTCGCGTCCCTCTTAAGCTACGTTCTCCCCATGCTGCCCGCAAAGTGGGCGGCGGATGTAGCATCCCTTGGTATCGTACTCGCCGGTACATGCGCGATAGCCGCCCGGCATTGGCCGAGACCAAAAGACGGCAGCAAATGGCTGTGGCTGTATTCCCTCGTAAACGCCATTGGGCAGAACGCAGGGCATGCCGCCAACGCCGATGATGCTGCCGCAAAAGCCTCTCCACCCAAAACGTGACTGGAACCCATTATGGCGACTGCAATCGCACCCACTAATTCTCCTGCCGTGACCCCGCTTGTGTCTGCTGGCGAAACCCTGTTTGGCACCGTGACCGGAGCCCCCCTGAGCGATAACGTGCTGAAAGTGACAGCAGGCGTTACCTCCCTGCTGGATGGGATGCTTCCCATGCTGTCCGCCAAGGTTTCGTTTGATCTGGACGGCGTCCTTGTTGGTGCAACCGAGGTGCTGACTGGCGTGAATGCCATCGTGGTAGCGGCCAAGGACAAGGCGGCTCCGAAAATCGTTCCCTCCACATCTTCCGCGTCCTCTGGCGGCGCGTAAGGAGATTTTGACATGGCTGTAACAGTAAACGACCTTGCCGCAGTGGGCATCGCTCCGCAGGCCGCCTCGGTCATTATGCGGGCCATTGCGGAGGCGGCGGCAGGAGGAGGCTATACGCTTCCGGCAGCAAGTGCATCCACGATTGGCGGCGTAAAGGTTGCGGCAAATGTTGCCAATGCCGGGGCATCCTCCGCAACGGATGTGGCTGGGGCCGTTGCCGACCTGAACGCTCTGGCAACCAAGTTCAACGCCGCGCTGGCAGGTATGCAGGCAGCGGGTCAGATGGCTTCGCCTTGACCTCTTATTTCTGGGGAGCGCTCGCAATCATTACGATTGGGGCGCTCGCCGCGCTTGTGGTCTATGCGACAAAGGCGGGCCGCAATGCGCAGAGTGTGAAGACTGACAAAGCGGCGGTCGCCGATTCTCAGGCCGTGACAACCACGACTGAGGGCATGGCTCAGGCACAGGCGCAGGGGCCGCAGAGTAAAGACCAGCTTTTGGAGCGGTTAGATGCAGAGACGGGGTGAATTGCTTATGACGATAAAAACACCGTTTCTGGCTGTTCTCTGCGCTTTTTTGGCGAGTTGCTCAGCCCCAACCCTCAAGCCTATCTGCCCCCAGATCACGCCATGGAGCGCCGCCTTTCAGCAGCGGGCGGCGGCAGAGATACGGGCGAATCCCGGACTCGTCGCGCTTCCTGAGATTGCGCGGCAGGATGTTGTGTTGCGCGATCAGGTGCGTGCTTGTCAGAAGGGTAAGTGA